CTGCGAGCGGTAGTGTTACGCATTACGCTAAGTTCCCAAATGAATTAGCTGAGCGGTGTATATTATGTGGTACTGCCGAAGTGACATTGTACTTGATCCGTTTGTCGGCAGCGGGACTACTTGCAGAGTTGCAAATAGATACGGCAGGCAGTATATAGGGATTGATCTTAATCCAGCATACTGCAAGGCAGCGGAAACCGAGATACCGATAAATTTGTTTTAGGAGGTAAGTAGTGAAAATAAAGACAGAACTTTATTGCGATAATTTTCAAAATTTCAAACGGTATGGGATTCCCAAGGCACAGTTAGTAATTGCGGATATACCGTACAACCTTGGAGCAAATGCTTACGGATCAAATCCAATGTGGTATGTAGATGGCGATAATAAAAAAGGTGAAAGCAAATTTGCAGGTAAAGCTTTTTTCAATACAGATCATAATTTTAACATTGCAGAATACTTTCATTTTTGTAATCGCTTATTAAAAAAAGAGCCTAAAGAAAAAGGGAAAGCTCCGTGCATGATAGTTTTTTGCTCATTTGAACAAATGCCGATGGTAATTCAGTATGCAGAAAAACATGGGTTTAAAAAACACATTCCTTTAATTTTCATCAAAAACTTTTCAGCACAGGTATTAAAAGTAAATATGCGTGTTGTTGGTGCTACTGAATACGCTTTGGTGTTATACAGGGAAAAACTACCGAAATTTAATAATAATGGAAAAATGATTTTTAATTGGTTTAACTGGGTAAAGGATACAAAAACATATCCTAAAATACATCCGACACAAAAGCCAGTTAATTTGTTGAAGCAGTTAATAACAATCTTTACAGACCCAAGTGACGTGGTTATAGATCCAGTAGCAGGGAGTGGGACAACATTAAGAGCGGCTATGGAATTAGGTAGAAACAGTTATGGATTTGAGTTATCTAAGGAGTTTTACAATAAAGCAAAAACCGAAATGCTCAAGCCGCAGAAATTTGAACAATTAGTTTGTTTTTAGTTAAAACGGCCGCGCATACTAACTATATACAAGCATAAAGGGAAGTATACCCCTGCGGAGGTGATTAGCCCATAGGGGGGCGGCCTTTTAAATATAAGATTGGAGTGGTAAGGCATGAAGCAATACTGTCGTTATTGTAGTAACTGTATGGATGCAGGCGATATTTATTATTGTGACGCTAAAGCAATTCCGAATACAAGCATAAATGCTATATTGCCAATAGAAAAATTAAAGCGTGTCAATAAATGCAAAGATTTTTGCTTTTGTGCAGTAGATGTGTTAGATCCGATAGGGGATAGACGATATAAACCGCGACGTCCATCTGTTCTGAAAAGAAAAATGTTAGAAGAAACCTTGTTCAAATAAAGGAGAACAGTGAATGAAACCAATCAATATAAAAGCCATGATGGCAATGATTAAAGATGAGCCAGAGGATAAATATATACCGGTATTAAAGCCAGTACTTATGCAGATACTGACTGAACTCAAACATCTGCGTCGGAAGAATAGTCAGATCGGCGGGAAAGTGGCTCGGTATCGGAGAGAGAAGAAAGAGCTTGAAGATGTCTTGGCGATGTACCAATGACGACGTGGAATGAACTGCCAGCACACCTTATAAGTAAAGTTCGTTCTGACAGCGTAACGGCGCCGACGAATTTACCTGGGGCTGTACCTGTGCTGAAATATGGTAATGCAATAACTGAGGTTGACGGGATTCGCTTTGATAGCAGGAAAGAAGCCAAATACTATGAGGACCTACTTTGGCAGCAGCGTACCGGTGCAGTAAAAAGCATTGAATTACAGCCTGAATTTGTTTTACAGCCTGGTTATGAGGTTGCAGGTAAAAAGATAAGGCCGATTATTTATCGAGCTGATTTTAAGGTGACAGAAGCTGACGGGCATATATATTACGTCGATACAAAAGGGATGCGGACGCAGGTGTATCTGATCAAAAAGAAGATGCTGCTATATCGTTACCCTGATATTGATTTTAGAGAAGTTTAAGGCGGTGGAGTAGTGGAGAAAATTAGAAGTCTTGTAGGTATGGTATCAAAAAAGAAGCTTTTTTTCGGCCTGCAAGTGTTATGAAAATAATAAATATGGTGTTGATTATGTCAAACCACAACTTTGCATAGATGAAGAAAGTCATCTCATATTTTGCGACCGATGCGGTGCAGTTATAGATCCGTTTGCAGCAATGCTCATGGTCGCAATTTTTGAAGAACGGCAAAACCGTGAATGGGGTAGATACATGGAAAGTGCTAGACGGTTTTGGAAAATAGCCCACAGCTATAAACCATACAGAGTAGCACTTAAAGAAATGGAAAAGAATATGGGGCGGGGTAATAATGCTATGTTGCCTTGCTGCCCAAAATGTGACAGAGCATTTGATCCTGCAGATATCAAAAGCGTATGTTATAAAAAATATGTCTGCGACTAAGGCGGTGGAGTAGTGGAACATAGATGTATAGATTTCTTGAAGTTGAGAACCATAGAATATCCTATGTACTATCAAATTACGGCAGAGTGCCAAATTTGTAAAAAAAGATCAATATTAGCTTTGAGTAAATTTCATTTGCGATTGATGTATGATGCTGATGCCGGATCCGTACAAGAGATTGGCCGACTTATAAATAGGTTTGATGAGAGAATAAATTTGTTTGAAACTTATTTTAATCAGCGAAGGCGGTGAAGTAGATGAAAGAATACAAAGCTCGTCAAATAAAAAGGGCGTTCAAAATTTATAAAAAACATGGTTATGATTATGCTTATCGATGGAATGTATATTGCCGAATGGAAGAATACAGATCAAAACGTGGAGCGAAAGTGAAGTGGCTGTACTCAACTAATGGAGCAACTTGAACGTCAACAAGGGAGAAATAAATTATGAAAAAACCTGAAATAAAGTACGTAGGCTGGTGCCATGAGTGCAAATAGGATTACTTGGGCTGACAGAACGGAGATAGAAAAACATGAAAATAATTAAATTGGCTAACGTAGTAGTACAGATACACGTTAGAGATGAATATTCAGGGCAGAGAGTACTATACTGTCCGTGGGTTAATTGCAAGCATTATAGTAATGGTGAATGCACTTATAAAGATAGTTATGGCTGTAATTGCTGTCGCTTTGTATTAATGAATGGACAAACTTATTGCCAAGGCTATGAGAGGGATAAAGATCATGATAGCAATTAAAGAAATGGATATGCCTGAGAATTGCTTAAAGTGTCCTTTTATAGATGAAAGTGGGCAGTATTGTCAAGTTGATGGCAAAGCATTAGTGCCTAATATTCTTTGTATAGATATCGAGGGCGTACGAGAGAACTTTAAGGTTTTGGAAAGCGGTAGGAATACATATTGCCCATTAATTGAGATCAAGGATGGTGAAGAAAAATGAATCAATTGTTTATAAGTGTTACGGTGCTTTGGATGATAGCTTGTTTTGTAATGAGTACAATATCTAAATAGGAGCGTGAAAAAATGTATGAAATAGGACCGAATTTATCAATGGTATTGATGTCTTTAATGGCAACAGTTTGTGTAGTTTTTTTCGTGTATTTTATGCAAAGACGGTGAAGAAAAATGACTAAATTAAAACCTTGTCCGTTCTGCGGTAGCAAAGCTAAGATGGAAAGAACGCCAATTAATCCTTATTATTATGTGATCTGTACAAATGTTATTAACAATAGAGAGCAAGTTTAATATAGGTGATAATGTACATGTGCCTAAGGGAGAATGTAAAGTACTTGGTGTCAAACTAGATTCTAAAGGTATCTTATATTTGCTTGAAAGTGCAGACGGTACGAGAGAATGGGTGCAAGAATATTGGATTGTTGCGGGTGAACGAGAATATGAACGCGAAGAGTTTGAGAAGGCTATTTTGAACCAACTCGCAGAAGACAGAATAAATCCTTGGAAGAATTATTTTAGGCGATTTAGAAAGCAAAGCTAGAAGGAGACTGATATGCTAATAGAACAGTATATTAAGCATGTAGAGCGGTACTTTTGGGATCGTAAGCAAATACAAAAAGTTGTTGATGAAGAAAAAGAGCAACGTACTGCAAGGAAAGGGCATACTGGCGGTGGGAGGCATGCTTTTATCAGTAATCCAACAGAAACAGCAGCGTTAAAAAACATTGAGCCAGTACGTATGATATCATTTGGATATGGACCATATCAGTCGATAATAATGAACCCGGAGCTATGGCTTGAAGTTGTCGCAGAAACCTATAAGATACATGAGAACCAGCTTACTGGTAAAGTTATGTATCAAAAATATGAAAAAAGGAAGCCGATGAAAATAATTGCAGAATTAACCGGTGTAAATAGAGATACCTGCTATGAATTTCGTAAAGAGTTTCTCCGAGATGCTGTTGGTTTGGCATTGAAAAAAGGTTTGATAAAATAAAAAAGTTTCCGACATATTACCTGTTCTGATGAGTTAAAATAGTATTGTAAGTTAGTAGGCTTACAACAAGCTTGGTGAAACGTTCAAGCTTAGCGCTTGGACACTGCCCTGCCGTTGGGGTAATACAGCGGCAATAATACCTTTAAATTTCATGAATTTTTAAAGGTGTTAGCGAAATACGCTTATTAAATAAAGGTATAGCTTATATGCGAAGTATGCCTGATGGTCTTGCGTTATGATATCCACTGACGCACGGCGGAAAACTAATCAGCGTAAATAATGGCATTAGCTGGGCTTCGCTCCAATTTAATCTACATAAATAATTCGGCGTTAAAAGACCGATAAAACACGGTAACATATATCAAAATTTAGCATAAAAAATAAGGAGATGTAATTATGAGAAAAACCGAAATGGAATTAAAAGATACAGTTGAATTAATGAATAGTGCGGATTACAAAGATAGGTTTAAAGCTGAGTACTGGCAAAACCAACTTAGATACGAAAAACTACATGATATGGTAATCAAATATGAAGCAGGCACTTTAAACTTTACGCCTACTTGTGATATTGAATTGCTGAAAAAACAAAAATCGCATATGGGGCAGTACCTTTACTACTTAGAGTTAAGAGCAGAGATTGAAGGGATTGACCTAAAAGGCGTGGATATGCCACAAAAAGATATTGTTGTAGCAATTCATGGAAGAAAAATGCCAAATAATTGTGGGGAATGTGATCTGCGAGCATTTTTCAAAGCAGATGTTCCGCCAAGAGAAAATTGCGAAAGATGTATTTTAACAGATTGGCCTGTTGATGTAAATGATAAAAAAGGCGGTCGCCTGGTTGCCCTTTTGTTGAAGCGATTACTCTAAAATAACATAAGAATAACTAAAGGCACTTAACTTCGGTTAGGTGCTTTTTATTTGCAAAGGTGGTGAGGAGAGATGGCTGCATTAAAAGATCCAAGGCAGGAGAAGTTTTGTCGGCTTATGGCTGTAGGTGGTAAAACGCAAGAGCAGGCAGCCATAGATGCAGGATATTCAGCGAAAAGTGCTAGGCAGGCTGCGTCAAGGCTGTTAACAAAGGCGCACATTGTTGACAGGGTAGCAGAGCTTCAAGCTGTTACTGAAGAAAAAATTGCAGATGAACAGAAAGATATCATAGATGAACTTAGCAAATTAAGAAAGTTTTGGCTAGAAGTGATAGACGATAAAGAAGAACGTATGAATAATAGGCTTAAAGCATCTGAGCTATACGGGAAATCAATAGCAGCGTTTGTTGAGAAACGTGAGGTCAGTGGCAAAGATGGAGAACCTATTACATTTCGCTGGGCTGGTGATGACGGTTGAAAGTAATAACTATACCATACAAACCAAGACCTCTTTGGAAAGATGTGATTCATCCTGCGCTTGATAAATACCGTTTCGCTGTTATAGTAGCGCACAGACGTTATGGCAAGACCGTAGGAATGATAAACGAATTGAGTAAGAGCGCTATTAAGAATACGCTTATAAGCCCTCAGTTCGCATACGTGGCACCATTTAGAAACCAAGCTAAGATGATTGCATGGAACTACTTGAAATATTACACAAGCGCAATTCCAGGAAGAAAGGTTAATGAAAGCGATCTATTTATAGAACTGCCGTCAAAGCATAAAAATGCTGTTGGGGCAAGGATATATATTATAGGCGCAGATAAGCCTGATGCCCTTCGCGGTACTTATTGGGACGGCGTTGTCCTTGATGAATACGCTCAAATAAAGCCTGAATTATGGGGCGAGGTAATACGTCCGGCATTAGCTGATCGTAAGGGGTTCGCATATTTCATAGGAACGCCTAAAGGACAGAATCAATTCTATGAGATATACCAAAGAGCTCAACGCAGCGAGGAATGGTTTACCTGTCTTTATAGAGCTGATGAAAGCGGTGTACTGGACGAAGCAGAACTTAAATCTATGATGGAAGATATGACGGATATAGAAATACGTCAGGAGCTTTATTGTGATTTTACTGCATCGGCTAGTAATGTTGTTATTCCTATTGATTTGGTTACGGCGGCAGCACACAGACTGCTTACAGAAAAAGATGTACAGGGATCTCCTGTTATACTCGGCGTTGATGTGTCAAGGTTCGGGGATGATAGGACTACGATATTTAAACGTCAAGGGTTATGGGTAGATGTTCCTCTTGTTTACAAAGGGTTGGATACTATGGATACGGCGGCGAGAGTTATCAATGCCATAAACAAAAATAAAGCCGATATGACTTTTATTGATTCAGGCGCTATGGGTGCGGGAGTTATAGATCGTATAAGACAACTTGGTTATAGCAATATAAGCGAGGTTAATTTTGGCGGTAAGGCATTAGCCGAACACAGGTATGAAAACATACGAGCCGAGATGTATTTTAAGATGCTTGAATGGCTCAAGTCTGGTGGTGCTATACCTGATATGCCGGAATTAAAAAGCGAGCTTAGTATTGTAGAGTATAAGTTTAGTAAACATGGCAAAATCATTTTGCAGCCTAAAGAAGAAATTAAGGAAAAGATAGGTAAAAGCCCCGATCTTGCAGATGGCCTTGCTTTGACTTTTGCAAGGCCTGTTTATCCGAGATTGAAGCCTGGTGATCCTGGGTATGGCCGTAAGATGATGTGCAATACAGATTATTCGATATTTTAAGGAGTGATAGTATGGGAATTTTTAAAAAAGTATTTGGCGGCGGTAGCATTAGAATGCCAGAAGTTGTTGAAACGCCTCCGGCGCCTACTACGGTAACCAGTACAGAGACAGGAACAGAAACAGATCCGGCAAAGAAAAACAAAAGGCGTGGCTTTGCTTCTACGCAAGTGTCGTCTGATCGCAATACTATTGCAGGCAACGCTACTGGCAGAAAGACTTTAGGTTAGGGGTTATGAAATGGCTAAAGCTAAATTAAAGCAAAAAGGATATTGAAACTATAGCAGCACGAGCGCCGGCAGAAACACACCCAGCAGATGGGCCGTCTTTAAAAAGCTACTGGCCAGAGAAAGAAAACTGATTAGAAAGATGAGAGATCTTTATGAAAAAAGACTTGATTATGAAATTCGTTGGAAAGCGATTAGAGATTATCAGTTGCCGTTTATAGGCGAATTCGATAATACGGCAGATAAAACTAATCCTGCCCGCAGACGTGATCTGGAAATTGCTCAGGGCGTTGCATGGTTGGCCGCACAAGTATTTGCTGCAGGAGTAATGAGCGGTTTAACCCCTCCTAGTCGTCAGTGGTTCAAATTAGGGTTTAGCAATAGTGCGATGAGTGGTGATATTGAAGCCACGAGAGTGTTGGATATCAGGCAAGAAATAGTATCTGCGGTGCTTTCAAAGAGTAATTTTTACAATAGCATACATTCGGTGTATCTTGAGTTGCCATTTGGACAATGCCCAATGGCAATTTTTTATGACCCGAGTACGGGTATTAGATGTGTACCTATGACTATTGGGACTTATGCTCTTGGTGTAGACGGCTTTGGCAAGGTGCAGACATTCGCTCGAAAATATGAAATGTCATTAGCACAGATAGTTGATTGTTTTGGACAGGAAAGCCTGCCTCAACATTTGCAGCAGCAAGCGACTAATGGTACTGGACTTGATAAAAAGCATACTGTCAATTGGCTTGTTGAACCAAATGACAAACGCCTGCCAGGATATATGGATAGGTTGAATATGCCTTATAGGTCTGTGTATTGGCTTGATAAATCGCAGGATAATGAATTCTTATACGTTGGGGGGTTTGAAGAATGGGCCATACCAGTTGCAAGGTATCTTGTAAACGGGCTTGAACCGTACGCTAAAGGGCCAGGTTGGTTCGCTGAAGGCGATAGTAAAGCACTTCAGACTATGAAAAAAGATTTACTTACAGCTATTGAGATTGGGGTTAAACCTCCAATGAAAGGACCGGCTTCGCTGCTGAACAACGGTGGTATTAATCTTATTCCTGGCGGGATGACAGCTGTGGATGACCAGTCACAGCAGTTCGTTCAGCCGCTGTTCCAGGTCAATTTAGATATTGACCATGCTTCTCAGGAGATCATTCGCACGGAGGACGCAATCAAAAGGCACTATAGTGCAGATTTATTTTTGATGCTTGATAGTGTTGATAACGGGCAAATGACGGCGCGCGAGGTTATGGAACGCACACAGGAGAAGTTGCAGCAGCTAGGGCCTGTAGTCGAACGGTTACAGGATGAGTTCCTAACGCCGATTATTGTTAGAATATACAACATCCTCGAAAGGTCTGGAGCATTCCCGCCGATACCACCTGAGATCCAGGAACGTATAAGCGATGAGGATATTAAAATTGAGTATATTTCCCCGTTGGCGCAAGCGCAGAAAATGAGTGGACTTGTTAATATCGAACAGGCTCTTGCTACTACGCTGCAGATGGCGCAGGCTTGGCCGGAAGTGCTCAAGAAGGTTGATCCTATAGGAACACTGTCCAAATACTTTGAAATGCTTGGTGCTCCCGCTGCTATGCAACGTAGCGACGATGATGTTAAGAAGCTTATTGAGCAAGAACAGCAGGCATTACAAGAGCAGCAACAGACGCAGGAAGCAATGGCTCTTATGCAGGCAGCAGCACCGGCAGCACAGGCGGCAAAGAACATGACTGAGGCTGCAAATGATGGTAACCCAGCTATGGCAGCTTGGTTAGGCATGGGAGGCGGCGCAGGTGAGGTATAAGAGTATTACAGATGCGGATAGCCGGCAAGCTAAATTGCAGGCGTTCTTTCAAAGAGAGCTTCGCAAACGCGATCAGGATGCACTATCAACTATCTTAAATAGCGAAAGCGGACGCTGGTTTTTAATGCGATTGCTTGATAAAACAAAAATCAATATAGATAGTTTTACCGGCAATTCACAGACCTTTTATAACGAGGGTATGCGAAAAGTCGGTTTATTAATTCTCGATGATATTAAGAGCCTTGGTATTTCTGGAGTAGAGCTCAAACAAAAGGCTGAGCTTGAATATATAAAAACTCAAATCAAAGCGCAGGAAATTGCTGCCGAACAATTGGAAGGAGACGATGACTAATGGAAGATGTAACTAACACGAGTGCCAACGATAACACGCAGGGCACTGAAGTAGTTGAACAGCAGAAAGAGGTTCAACAGGAGACACAGTCTGCTGATACCCTTCTTGGTGGTAAAGCAGAAACTCAATCACAGGAAGAAGCTGAACCAATTGCTTATGACTTTAAAGAAACTATTTCCGCTATGGATGACTTTGAGTTCAGCCAGGAAGAGAGCGATAAGTTTGTAGAGGTCATTAAGGATATGGGGCTTAATAATGAGCAGGCTAACGCTATTGTTAAGTATGGCGGCGAATGGGGTAAAGGAATCGCAGAAGCTGCTATGAATGCTGTTATAGAGCAGCGAAATACAGAAGTTCAAAATTGGGGTGAGGCTGCAAAGAAAGAACTTGGGACAGAGTTCGACAGTATCATTAGTCTTTGCGGTCTTGCGGTGGAACATGTAGAGAAAGCGGTTCCTGGTATCAGGCAGGCGTTAAACGAAACAGGCGCAGGTAACAGAATTGAAGTTATCCGCGCTTTTTCTATGCTCGGGAAGTTTTTGGAGAGTGACCCGGGTAAAGGCGCTGGCGCTCCTGCCGCACAGGAAAGCAGCCTTGAAAAATTCTATGACAAAACAGATTTTAGTAAATTAAAATAAGAGAGGATGAATGAATAATGGCAGTTTTAAATCAATTGGCATATACCTTAGCTGATTGGAGGGGAAGACTTGACCCTTCTGGAAATGTAGATGATATTATTGAGGTATTGTCTCAATCTAATCCAATTTTAGAAGAAATGACTTTTATGGAGGGCAATCTTCCTACTGGGATCGTGACTACTCAACGTACAAAAGTTCCTGAACCTTCTATCCGTCGTATCAATACTGGTGTTCCTTATAAAAAGAGCGGAGTAAAACAGATTAATGATACGACTACTTTATACGAAAATCGTAATAAGATGGATGTAGAGCTTTTGCGTTTGCAGAATGATCCTGCAGCTTTCCGTTATAGCGAGGATCTAGCATTTGTAGCCGGCTTTGGTGATCGTATTGCTAAAGATGTTATTTATGGCGGACTTAGCGAGGTCCCGGATGAATTTAACGGGTTCGATATCAGACATCGTTATTTTGGCAATGGTGATGATCCGACGGCTGAAGGCTATACTACTCTTAATGCTGGCGGCGGTACCCAAAAATACATCTATTTATTTTGTAAATTGGGGAGAACGTACATGCTCTGGTGTGTTCCCTAAAAATGGTAGCGCTGGCTTGAAGAAAGAAGATCTTGGACAACAAACTACAATAGCGGATGACGGAACTGAATTTGAAGCTATGATTACGAAATGGACTTGGAATGTAGGCCTGACTATTCGTGATTATAGAGCTGTAGGAGCTATTCGCAATATTGATGCAGCACAGTTTTCATCTGCAACTTCTGCTCAAAAGCAGAAGATTATTGAGAATGTTATTCGCGTTCATGACCGGTTGAGAAATCCTGACAGTGTTATGATGTACTGTTCTCGCAGCATGTATACTCTGTTCAAACTGTGCTTGATCGATAAAAATAACGTTCATGTTGAAATGGAAACGCTGGCCAATGGCATTAAAGTATTAAATGTGGATGGTATGCGTGTACGTAAACTTGACTGCATTCGTGAAGACGAAGCTAAAATTGAAGCGTGAGGAGTGAAAAATAATGAGATTAGATAAGGAAAATATTTTCTTTGAGAAACCTGCTGCAGAATTAGTTGACGGTGTTCTTGGCGATATTATCGCTATGGGCGGCGGAGACAGCATCAATCCAATGTGGCTTTATGTAGGACCGAAGCTTGAAAGCGGCAGTGTTGTTTTAACCCTGGAAACTGCTGATGATGAAGCGTTCAGCGAGGCTGTAGTGCTGGGAAGCTTTACTCTGGACGACAATGCTCCTGTACGAGCTAAGGTGCCTTTGGGAGTAAAAGAATACCTGCGCATCAAAGCTAGTGATTCCAGCACTCCAACTAATGCAACGGCTGATAAAATTGTTGCGGCGCTCGCTGTAGATGTGGATTTTAAATGATTTTAGATAGTAATGGTAATACTGTAATGCCGGGTAGAAAGCTTGAAGATATGTCGGCCAATGAATTAAGAGCTAAGCTCTATAATGCCGATGTTAAATATCCGGCAAATGCCAGTAAACAAGATTTGATTAGGCTTATTAGAGAAAATATTAAATAACACCTATGTAGTCATGTGACGGCTATGTACAAGCACTTAGGGACGTCTTTAAGGCGTCCCTATTTTAATAAAGAGGAAAATAACATGGAGGTGTTTCCGTGATGAATAATACAGATATTTGCAATATGGCCTTGGCTTATTTAGCTAAAGGCCGCATTTCTTCTATTGATGAGAATAACGAACTTGCAAGGCAGTGCAAGCTGTTTTATGACCATAGCCGAAAAGGTCTATTGCGTGAATATAGCTGGGGCTTTGCCAAGAGGATTATTAGGCTTGCAGAACTGGATGCTTCAAATCCTGATTGGAAGTATGTATATGCATATCCAGAAAAATGTGTGTGTGCAAGACGTATTTTTAATGAGAAAGAGACTGTAAACAGCTTGGATAGAGATAAGTATGATTTGTTTTTGATTAGTGATAATACGCAGGCTATAGGATGTGATGTGTACCAAGCATATTTGGAGTACACATATGACGCAGAGGATGCAGAGCTTTTCAGTTCTGATTTTGTTGAGGCGTTGGCGAGGATGTTGGCTTTTAATATTTGCTTACAGTTAAATGGCAATGGGACTATCCAGCAGACACAATATCAACTGGCACAGGCAGCTCTTAGCAGGGCAAAATATACTACAGCCGCTGAACGTCAGGATAAGCTGGACTACCCTGATAAATACTTTACTGCGAGGATGTGAACTTATGGCTAGAGGAAGTGGACCAAATCCTTTTTATGTACTGCAGCCGGCATTTACTGCAGGAGAGATATCTAATGCGGTAGCTAACCGCGTTGATCTGGATAAATATCAGTATGCGCTTTTGACTGCTGAGAATTGTTATATTCGCCCTTATGGGCCCGTGTATCGCCGCAGCGGAACTGTTTACTGTATTGCTACAAAATATGCTGATAAGAGATGTATTCTGGCGGGGTTTAATTTTACTGACGATATTAATTATTTGCTTGAAATAGGGGATCAGTATATCAGAATACATAGAAACGGGGAATATCTTGGTATAGAGATAGTAACTCCTTTTACAGAATCTGATTTGGAAAAATTAAGATTTGCTCAGTCTGCGGATGTTATATATATTACGAGCGGTAGTTATCCGGTGAAACAATTAGCAAGATACAGCGAAACGGACTGGAAGTTTGGCGATTTTGAAATTACTCATGCTTATTTTGAAGATGAGGTTATGATGGATTTAGTTGAGAGCGCTGTTTATACGTCTCCTGGTGATTATACGTATACAGTGCCAAAAGATGGCCGCTACACAATAGAAGTTGCAGGTGCTGGTGGCGGTGGCAGTGGTGTGGCAAGGAAAGCAAGTGATAAACAAAGCTCTGGCGGGACTGGCGGACGTGGTGGATTTTACAGTTTTGAGATGGATTTGACCGAAGGTGATAGTTTTCCTGTAACCGTAGGAGCCGGAGGAAAAGGCGGAGCCGTACATTATGGAGCCGGTTATGGTAATGCTGGCGGCAACGGTGGAAGCAGTAGTGCTTTTGGCTGGGTAGCGCAAGGCGGTGGAGGAGCTACTGCGGCTTATTCAGAAGAGCATGGAGCAAAAAACGGAAGTGATGGAATCAATTATGGCAATGGTGGCATTGGCGGTAAGAAAGGCGTTGCTTATGATGATAACAATCTTTCAGGGACAGATGGGGCAAATGGCTGGGTTACTATAGCGTTTCAGGATAATCCGAAGGTTACACCGTCCAGTACAACAGGCACTGTGACCATTACAAGCAATAGGCCTATTTTTAACGAGGGATTGATTGATGGTAATATTAGGCTGACGCATGAGGTAGAATCGTCCTCGGTAGAATTAAATTTGAAAGACAATGCTACAGGAACGACTGGAGCGGTTGTCGTTGGAGAAAGCTGGAAGGTTATTTCCGGTGGAACGTGGACTGGAAGTTTTCAAGTGCAAAAAAGTGAGGATGGTACAACGTGGAAAGAATATCGTAAATATTCTGCTACAAATAATTTTAATGCTACTGAAAGCGGTACAGTAACAGATACAACTTATTTGAGAATAGAAGCTTCTATAACAAGCGGTGATCTGACTGTTACGCTTACTGCACTGCCGTATACTAAAGACGGCACAGCTAAAATAGTTAGTTATATCGACGAATATAATATTAAAGCTATGGTAAACGAACCGTTTGGTTCTACAGAAAGTACTACTACTTATGCTTTTGGAGCTTGGAATAGCAATTTCGGTTATCCAAAAACGGTATGTTTTTTTCAAGATAGACTTTGCTTTGGTGGAAATAATAAAAGACCGTATATGGTTTGGATGTCTAGAAGCGGTGATTATCCTAATTTTGGCGTAGAAAAGGTCAGTGGTACAGTAACAGATGATAGCGCTATTGCCGCTTCGTTTATCAGCAGGAAACAATTTGATATTTTACATTTAATTCCGTCTGTAGATTTGCTTGTTTTAACGCAGGGCAATGAATGGATCGTTTCAGGGAGCGAGGTCGTGACACCGACGAATATCACACCGAAGATGCAAACTACCAGGGGCTGCAGCAATTGTGAGCCGCTTACAATTGGCAATAGAATTGTATTCGTACAGGGGCGTGGTTCGACAGTGCGGGATATGGGCTACAGCTTTGAAACCGACAGCTATGGCGGTATGGAATTGACGATACTGGCGGGACAAATTATAAAGGGACTTTCGATTACTGATTCTGCTTATAAGCAGGAGCCGGACAGCATAATTTACTTTGTGCGCAGTGATGGTACGATAGCGTGTCTGTCTTACATAAGAGAACAGGAAGTATATGCATGGTCAAGAATTATTACTGACGGTGAATTTGAAGCTGTAGTGAATATTCCTGAAGGTGATGAGGATAGTGTATATGTTGTTGTTAAACGTGTGGTAAATGGAGAAACTGTTCGTTATATTGAGCGGTTTGACAATAACTATGACGGTGATGCTCCGAATGATTATGTAATGTTAGATTGCGCTAAAAAGTATGATATGGATGAGGCGACTAATATTGTAACAGGGCTTGGTCACCTTGCCGGCAATAATATTACTGTTTTAGGTGATGGGCGTGTATTGAGAAATTATAAAGTGCTTGATGACGGTACTGTTGAATTACCTATACAAATTAAACGTGCGGTTGCAGGTCTACCGTATACTATGAATATTGAGCTTCCTAATGTTGAAGTTCAATTACAGGATCGGAACTATGCAGGGCTAGGTTTAAGCAGGTGTCAGAGGCGATTTTACGCATTGAAAATACTCTCGGCGGTGAAGTTGGTACTGAATTTGGAAATCAGGATGCTATTGCTTATGATGAATTTAGCGTTACTGAGAATATGAAATTGTATAGTGGAAATAAAACGGCAATTCCACCGGCAGGTGGGTTTGATCGTGATGGAAGACTTTGTATTACAAGTACTGAACCTTATCCGTTTAATTTGCTCAGCGTAACGAGGAAGGTGACTTTTGGTGGCTAAAAAGTATAAGGTCGAATTGGCTGACGTTGATAACGCTATTGGAATTGCTGTAGCGCTGCTGAAAGATTTGAGAGATAGTGATAGGCAGGAGCTGGAAGCATATGAGAAAGACGAAATAATGCTTGTTGCCGGTAGTATTGAAAATGCAGATCATTGTTACATTTATAAAGATATGGAAGATAACATTCTTTGTATTGTAGGATTAACTGAAATTCCAGGCGTTCAGGGTAAAGAGATTTGGATGTTGGCGACAAAAAGGATAAGCTGTTTCAAAAAAGAGCTGCTTATTTGCGTTGCCAGGCTTTTAATTTCAAAATGGGTAAAAGAATATGGACGGCTTTATAATTATGTTTACAGCGGCAATTCTGCTTCTATACGGTGGCTTGATAGGTTGGGAGCAATGTTCTTAGCTCCTATAAAAATAAAAAAGAACGGAAAAGAGTTTCTTCCGTTCGTAATTGAGGAGGGGAGTATATAAATGTGTATCGATCCGGTGACACTTGGAATAGGACTTACAGCAATTCAGGGAGTTTCTTCTATAGCTGCGACGAACCAACAGGCTAAAGCGCAGCAGGCTTATTACGATGCGCAGGCACAGGCTGCAGAACAAAACGCTGATATACAGGCAAAGAAGGGGGAGCAGATAGCGGAGCAGTACGCTTATGAGCAGCAAAAGCTCAATGATCGTCGTCGCCTTGTAGCAGGTCAGCAGGCTGCCGCATTTGGCGCAGCAGGCATCAGTGGCGATATGGGGACAGCTCTTGACCTTAGTGATTCCAGCTTTAGGGCTTATAGAAAAGACAGTAACCAGCTTTTGAGTAATCAGCGCAACGACCAATGGAGTAACTATCTTGGCGTAGTGAATTACAAGAACCAGGCTAACGCTGCAAGAACTTCTGCTTATAACGTGAAACAACAGGCCAAGCAGCAGAATATAGGCACTATCTTGGGTACTGCTGCTGGTATTTTTAGCGCATATAAAAATTACGGCGGCAGCGGGAAAACAGGCGGTTCATCCAACGGAGGCTTTGTTTATCAGTCGCCTTATCAAAATAATTACACAAGTCCATATTCGGGCATAGCGCCACTTGGTAAATCAAAATATCCTTACTTCTAAACTTGCATTAGTACGAAATGTATTATATAATAAACGAAAAGAGATAGTCAGTGGTCGCACGCTGGCTCTCCCTCATAATTGTAAAATGTGAAAAGAGATAGTTTAACGTGTGGTAGCGTTAGCTCATCTCGTAACAAGAATGTGATTGAAAACGAGCCCGCGACCTTACGTTGGGCTTATTTTCTTGCTATTTTACGGCAAGAATAATGGTAGCCACGAGAATACCAAACGCTATCATTAGGGATAATGCTTGATATATGCTCATAGGATCACCACCAATCAGTTACGGACTGATAAGCCAACATAGTTAAACTATCTCGGACAACATTATAACACACCTTTAAGCGCTTAACAATTTGTTGAAGCGCTTTTTCTATACCTAAAAAGGAGGTCTAAACCTATGAAATTCAGTCAATATGATCCACAGGTCAATCCTAATACAATACAGGGACAAGTACAGCGCCCGGGCGATTTTAAACAGTTACGGTGGCAATGGCGCTGGATACGAGGCTATTGGTAAAGGGTTGGGTGCTGTGAATGAAGTAGTCCTTCAGCAAATGCAGGCTGATGATATGGCTGCTGTTTTAGATGCGTCTAATGCCATGAATATGGAATTGATAAATTTCTTCAATGGAGAGAATGGTATTCTTGGTCGTCAAGGCATAAACGCAGAAGGAAGCCTTAAAGAATCAGAAGATTTTATAAACAAAACTTTTGATAAGTATGCTTCTAAATTAGGTAACCAAAGGCGCGCTCAAATGCTTAGACAAAAATTTAATCCTAATGCTTTTAATTATCTTCGTTCGGCAGCGTCTCATGAGCGGAACCAGAGAGAAATAGCAGATGATAATAGGTTTAACACGGCAGCTAATAATAATATTAGCAATATGCTCATTAACTATAATGATTTAGAGGCTATGGATAAAATTATAAAAGATACCAGTACCTTAGTGCAAATGCGCGGTGAACAAAAAGGCTGGGACGATGAAACTATGATGAGGGCAAAAATCAATGCAGTTACAGATGGATTAAAAGTTGCAATAGGTGATGCAATAAGTAAAGAAAACTATAATAGTGCAGATACTTTATTGAGAACCTATAAAAATATAATGGAGCCTAATGTATATTCAGAGTTAACTAATAGTCTTGCTAAGCTCAGAATTGAAAATGCATATTATGAAACTGCCTATAATATAGTAAATAAATGTATTGGAGCAGATGGATATGTAGATGATGATGCTCTTAATAAAATGATTGAGCGTGATTTTGGGCCTGAAAATGATATTTCAGAGGGAATTGTTCCTTATTCTATACCAATAAGCTCTGGTGATAATCCTGATTTGGAGAACCTTAACCCAAAATTAAAAGGTGCATTGGATTTGATTGGCGGAGTTTTAAATCAAATGGGATTTGGCAATGTTGCAGAGATTACCAGCGGGTACAGGGATGAAGAAAGGAATGCCAAAGCTGGTGGCGTTTCCAATAGTAACCATATTTCCGGAAATGCTGTTGATATTTATTTAGGTAATATCAACGAAGCGCAAAAAGAACGTTTAAAGAAAGTATTTGAACCGTATTTTGGTGAAGTTATTTATCATAATGCCGGTAGCGGAGATCATTTGCATTTAGGAGAATACAAAAACAATCTTAGACCTAATAGTGAGATCGCCAGTCCGTTCAATCCGCAGATGTACAAGCAAATAAAACAATTGGCAAAGGCTCGGGCGTCAGATATAAATAATGCAAAAAAACAGGAGATTGCAAAATATAAGGAAGATTTGGCTTTGAAAATAAATACGGCTCCAACAGAAGAAGATGCTGTAAGGCTTATCAATGATTCTAATTTAAGTAACAAAGAAAAAATATCGTTGATAAAAGCTCAACGTGAAGCCAGAGATCCCTCAAGTTATATGTCTACTGCTGATAAAGCAATGTGGAAGTATGTAAATAAAGGTTATTATAATAATGATTTAAAATTGATGGAAGAATATAATAGGCGTTCTATGGATAGTGCTGATGAAATAACTCCTGCTCAGCAAAGAATGTATAATAAAGCTGCTAAGAATTTGAATGATTATTATGCTTGGGCTAATTATAACTATCAGACCAGAGATTATAAACAGGACTATAGCAATAACCAAGAGTACGAACAAATGCTTTCAGATATTGAATATATGGCAGAACGAGGTGCTTCTAAAAACGAAATAACGAAATATGTGCAGGAAATAGCTAAAGAAAATGGCTTTGATGAACAATATATTCTTGACACTATTATGTGGGATAAGTTAGGTAAAATTGAAGGCGGTGTAAAATAATGTCAACAGCGAGAGAAAAAATGCTGGCAAAGTTTGCAAATAAACCAGTTCTTGAAAATAAAGGGTTCTTTCAAAGAGCTGCAGAACGTGTAACTGAGAATTATTTAAATAGTCGGGGTGAAATTGAACCGTCATTAGAAGAACAAATGGAAGATGTAACTGCAGAAGAAAGAGGTAAATTTTTTGCGGACGCAGGAACTCGGATAGGAGAGGCAATAGAAAATTTTGCTGCAGGAGCTGTACAAGGCGCACAAGAGGTCGGTAGGCAAGCTAATCGGCTTGCTACAGCTAATCCACTTGCTTTGACTGGTACACCTATGCAAGAAGGATATACAAATGCGCCAGTACCTACACAAACAAAAGAACAGGAGAAAGCAGGGGAGCTATATAAGAAGGCTACAGGCAATTTCGCGGAAGAAACTATAGCGCCTGCTGCAATGGCTACAGCACTGTTAGCCCCAAGTAGTTTTGCCGCACCTGTACTTTCTCCTTTTGTTTTGTCCAGTTTACAAACCAATATAAATAAAAGCGGTGCTAAAGGCGTACTTGATACTGCAACTGAATTTTTACCCGGTGCAGGTGCTTATCAAGTGGCAACACAGGAAGGAGCAACGAAATATGCAAGAGAACGTCCAGGAGCCTTTGCAGTTGATATAGTAGCCAGTTTAGCACCTGATGTGCTGGGATTCAAAGCTGGGAAACACGCTGTAAAAGATAGCGTTCCTAATTACAGGATGGTAATGTCCTCTTTGTTAGGGGAAACCGAAAGAAGAACGGCATATACTGCATCAAAAATTTTGCATAATATATATGACAATAGTAAAGAAAATCTACCTGAATTTAAAATGCAAGAGGTTACGGTAGAGCCGTTAAAGGATACTCGTAAAGTCCAAGGTATGTTAAGCGAAAATCAAAGTCTGCCAGAGGTAAAATTAGCTATTGATGAGCAAAACTTTGCAAAAAATGTTGATGCTATTGTTCAAAATACCTATAAAGGCGACAGTGCTGTCCCTGTTATGTCTACTCCATTAGCTTTAGAACTGGCTGGTGCTGAAATATTACCTATTGAAATCAGTCCTAAAAACTTAAAAAAAATAACCATAGGCAAACATAATATTGCTAATGGTGAAGGTATGACTCCAGAGATTGTTAAACAAATACCACGAGCCTTAACTGATCCAATTATGATTTTTGATGCTGAGTATAGCGGCAAAAAAGGCGAAAAGAGAATAATTGCAGTATTAGATTTAAAGGATGAAAATGGTACAACGATCGTAACTCCATTTGAATTAAAACAGAGAAATAATAAAAAAGGATACGAAATCAATGAAATGCTTAGTGCTTTTGGTAAGGAGGATAAAGTTACTAAGCAACAGGCTACTAAATGGTATGAAGATAATGTATTAGCTGGCAGATTGCGGTATATAAACAAAGAAAAAACTGCCGAGTGGCTCAAATCCGCAAGGGACGAATACCCAATGTTGGAAAGAGCAGTCGACAGTTCTCTTACTTTAAATATACCTACTGAGAAGGATTTTGTCAACCTGAAAAATAGAAAGACAGAACAATATTCTTTAGGGAATAAGTCAACTGGAGAAGAAGCTACTTTCGGTCGATCTGGAAAAACAAAAACATGGGGAGAAATTAAACCGGTTACTAGAAAAGAGGTTGAAGCTGCTTTTAATGCAATCGTTCCAGTTCGTGTCGGAGGTGTTGATGAAAAATATAAAGGGTTGTTTAAAGTTGGGCCAGAAGTTGTAAGAAGTAGGGCTTTTGCTGATTATGCTACATACTCACATGAAATTGGACATTTTTTAGATAAAAAATTAGAAGTCAAAGGTAGCGATGCAGAACTTATTGCTGGAGCGGAGAATGTATGGGGGAATAATAGCGTATTTAGAGAATATAATAATGCTGAAAAACGTGCAGAGGGTATTGCTGAATTTACAAGGCAAATACTTGCTGACCCAGAAATGGCAGAAAGGAATTTCCCTAAATATTACGAGAATTTTATTCAGGCTTTAAGGAACTCTAACAATAAAGACTTAGCTAAAAAGTTTGATAGGCTTGCTGATGTAATGCGTCGTTATTCTCTGCAAAGCGATCAGGCAAGGGGAAGAGCTTCTATATCTTTTGCTGATGATTTAAATTTAAAGAGCATTACCCAAAAGGCAGAAGATGTTTTGGCGGACGCATATAAGTATGCGGTTGATGATAAAGACCCTATAAATAAATTTGTTGAAGCTGTTATTGACAAGACTGGTAAAGAGTTACCATATGAGGATAATCCTATTTGCTTGCAAGAAGTGCTGCAAGCAGTGCAAAATTCAAGGTCAACAATGCTTTTGGATGATAAGGTAAGCCGACAGATGTTATTGAGGCTTTAAATAAAGTCTATAATAACAAATTAAAGTATGCGGTTACATTGCAGGATATTTTAAAAGAAGTGGATAGTGTAAAGTTTTCTAAAGATTATCTGCGGAGTAATGGATATAAAGATAATCGGCAGGCATTTTCTACATACTTAGTAGCTAAAACGACAGCTTGAGTTACAAAGCATTCATAAAGAATATAATGGATCTATGGAGAAGAATATTGCGGCAAGTATTGTAGAAAATGCTCCTAAAGAGTTTATTAGTGCTTCAGAAAAGGTTCATCAACATTTTGATAATGTGCTGTCAATTTTAGAAGATAGTGGAATTATTAGTAAGGAACAGCATAATACATTAGCAGAAAAGTATAAAAATTATGTCCCTATGTATAGAGATAGAAGCATGGAGGATGTGAAAATACCTGGTTATAAACCAAAGTCAGGACTTGCGAATGTTACAAACCCAATAAAAGAGTTAAATGAATATGGCATTAATAGAAATGTTATTGATCCGTTAGATAGTTTAATTGCCTATACACAGAAGTCTGTGGATGCTGCAGAACGAAATAAAGTAGGGCTTGCGTTATCAAGACTAAAAGATGTAGAAGGCATTGGTAGTTATTTAGAGGAGCGACCAGACTTAGAAGGTAAAGGATCTCCAGAGAATTTTGTGTTTACTGTATGGGAAAATGGCGAAAAGAAATCATATCAAACAGCGCCAGAATTATATGATGCAATGGTTAATTTAAGTTTGCCAACATTTAATACTGTTGAAAAAGTATTTATGACACCAGCCGAAGTTATGCGTGCTGGTGCAACAGGAACACCTGCTTTTGGTCTTTTTAACCTTGCCAGAGATACTTTGACATCTGTTTTGTATTCTAATAATACAACTATTCCTGTCATCGAACCGATTGGTAATACGATGTATGGCCTTTGGGAAGCATTGCGAAGCAATTACCATAAAAAAAGCAGCCTATATAGGGAGTTTGAAATTGCTGGTGTTCCGATGACGACACGTATTTCTACAGAAAGATCTAGTTTAAAATGGCAAAAATTACAAGAAGCTCCAGGTGTAAAATTGGGAACAATGCTTTACAAGGGGTTCCAGAAATTAAATCAGTCGCTAGAAGAAGCGGCCAGGTTAGGCGAATTTGCTGCAGGACGCAGAAAAGGAAAAAGTATTCAGGAAGCTGGATTGGAAGCGAAAGAAATAACTACAGACTTTAGCAGAGGTGGGAGTTTAGCGAGAAAATATAATAGATATGTTCCGTTCTTTAATGCGGCCATTCAGGGTACTGACAGGCTCATTAGAGAGGTTAAGGCTCACCCTGTGCGTTTAGGTGCCAGAGTAGGGACAGCAATAATATTGCCGGCTTTATTTGAATGGGTGGCATTTCATGATGAAGATTGGTATCAGGATGTTCCTCAGGACATTCGAGATAATTATTTTATTGCAAGAATTGGAGATGAAATAGTAAAAACTCCATTACCACAGGAAGTTGCGTTTTTAGCAGGCGGATTTAAAAGAAGTCTTAGTAAGTTGCTTGATGATAATCCGGATGCAATGAATAAATGGGCTGCAAATACACTTGATACAATGCTGCCGGATTATATACCTGCTTTCATGAAGCCGTTTATAGAATGGCAGTCATCTTATAATTTCTTTACGGAAAAGAATATCATACCTGTAAGTTTGCAGAATTTACCAGATAAAGAACAATATGATATTTATACAAGCATGACTGCAATAAAACTTGGTCAGGCTTTGAATGTCTCTCCGAAGAAAATTGATAACTTGATCCAGAATGTAGGTGCTACCGGGGCTGTTACTTTAAATGCTATGATTGGTGATTATGCTTTGGGCCGTGAAAATGAGTTGCCCGCTAAATATATGAATGAACAGCCTATTATTGGGCGGTTCGGTTATACGCCTGGTAAAAGAAGCCAGAATATAGAGGATTTCTATCAGCTTTATAATGATACCAGTAAAGAGTTTAATGCCTATGGTAAGTTAGGTAAAAATGCTAAAAACTGGAATGGCTTAAAAAATGCAATGAAAAAAAGTGCGTGCGCTTAATAAAAAACGGCAGACAATACTTAATAATCCTAAGTTGTCTGCTCAGGAGAAACGGGCGCAAATGGATAAGTACCAACAGGACATTATAAGGATTGCTACTATGGCAAACGAAAAGTACAGTTTAAAAGAATAAAAATAAAACCGCTAACTGATTGGAAACGAGAAGCCCGAATGGCTCATGCCGTTTTCAACAGATAGCGGTTTTATTTTTTATCAATGAGAAACAATTTCTAGTCCTGTAATTACATGAACACAAAACAATGCAAACAAAATTTGCCCATACTCTAACAGCATTTTTCCATAAAATCAGATTTATGTTCTATTCCTGGATCAGATGCATCAATATAGGTTAGTAAAGCTGGTTAATGCCCAACATATATAGGCATAAACATAATACAATTTTTTTATTTGGGTTATCAATTAAATTATTTAATAATACATGGTATCAATAAAAAAAAGATGTAAAAACTATAAAAATCTTCAAGAGAATAATTTATTCTCGGAAAAAATAATTTTATTATGGTTTGTTTTTTTTCAGCTGTCCTAAATTTAATGATGCGTTCTACGTCACTTATTATTACTTCATTTCTTTTATGAATAAATTCAGATAATAATTTCACATTCATATTATTCCTCAAAGGATCTGGCAAGTTTTGAAGAAAAGATGCTGTAGTAGAAAAATAACCACAACAATCTTGCATGTAACCTTGGACACGTTTTAATATTTTCTTAGCAATCTTATCATAAAATAATGAAGAAGGAAACAGTAATGTATTTTCTTTGAGAGAATTATTTGTTTGTGATATTAGTACATCTAATAATACATTTTCATCTAAAATTGCATCATTATGATTTAAAAAGTCGGAATCCACCAAAATCTTATATACCATATAGGTTTTATACATATGTATTCTTCGATAAAATTTAAATAAGGTTCACTAATTCCATCTGAAGAAGTCAAAATACATATATTTTGACTCTCATCACAAGAAATGGTAGATATATCCTTGGATAATAATTCAATAAATTTTACAGAGTCTATCATTTTTTGCCCTCGCTTTTCACAATTATATCACATTTATAAACTATATGGTATAATATAAAAAGTATTTACTATCGTGGAAAGAAGAACTGTGGATGATTGATAAGTTGAAAAATAAAATGTTCTGTTTTTGTCAAATAATAAGATATTTATAGTTAGTGCATTAGCTACAATGACTGTTGTAGCTTTATATTGTTTCCCTGTATCTTATAAAATTCTAGAAGAAAACACTGATTTCTTTTCATCTTTAGGAGCTATAGCAACTGGTATTTCACTTATTTTTGTTGCTGTACAAGTATATTATATAAAGTTAGAAAATGAAACTAGAAATAAACAACTTGCACAGGAAAATGCTTTTGAAATGGCTAAGTTGTATGGCAATGAAATATTACCTTTATTAACGGCTTCAAGTGAGTACCTTGAATTTACTGGGACTATAAAATTAATGGATAAAATTAAGAATTTTAATATAAAGGATTTTGATGTAGATGAGTTGAGAATGATATTCACTTCCCAAGAAATTGAAATGATAGCTGATAGTTTAAATAAAAAAATAGATTTAAGTAATTCTGTGGAAATGTTTTAGCAGTTTGGGGTACCGGCAATCAAAAATTAACTATTATTTACCGTTTCTGAATTGTGTAATCATACAAATAATATTATTCCAGCCCAGATATTAAATGATATATGTTCTTCTGATATTAGGACTGATGTAATACGTATGATCAATGAGTCTTTAAATAAATTAGAATATTTTGTATGTATTTCAATAATAATTTAGCTGGTAGTGACTATGTTTATAATTCTTTGCACCAGACTTTTTAGAAATGTAAAAAATCTATATTTCTTTATCGTTTATAGAAATATAGATCCTGCTCAAAAATATTATACTGAAATAGCAAAATTATATAATACATGGTAATCTTAAAGAATCTGCTTTTCGCGAAAAAAAATAATTGCTAATAAAAATAAGAGAGCATTATATGCTCTCTTATTTATTAGCTTTGGTGCTTTGTTCTTTTTCCTTTGGGGTAGTGGTTTCCTTTTTTTACTAATAACTCGGCATCGAATTTAAATGGATCTTTACCATTTCGTTCTAAGATTCCACAAGATTCGCTCCACATATATAACACCTCCGTGTATTCCCTATATAATACAA